CCGGCTACTCGCTCAGCGACGCACTCGCTGCCGGCTACTCGCTCAGCGACGCACGCGCTGCCGGCTACTCGCTCAGCGACGCACGCGCTGCCGGCTACTCGCTCCGCGACGCACTCGCTGTTCCTGTCCTCGAAAAGCCATACACAAAGCTCCTGAACGCAATCAATGAAAAAAACAGAACGCACGATCAGAGCACCTACGGCGATTGGACGCCCGGAAAAGGTAGCAACGTCTGCGGGATGCCAATGTGTACCGCCGGGCATTTTGTGAGCATGGCTGGCGAAGAGGGCTGGTCGCTCAGAGAGGCGCACGGGTGGGATTTGGCCTATGCAATGTTGCATGCAGCGGTTCATCCCGACTTCCCGCCGCAGGACACGTCGGCCATCAAGCAAGAAACGGCAATCGGCTACATCGAATACATGGCCGCCATCGAAAACAACGCAACACAACCGCAGGAATCGACACCGTGAACGAAGAAACCCACGTCAGTTTGACCCCAGTCAAGTCGTCGCAGATCGTGGCGGTCGGATACGATGCCGATGCGAACACGATGTCGATTCTGTTCAAGAATCGTGATGGTTCGACCGGCTCGCTTTACCAATACGACCGCATTCCGCCGGAGGTTCACGCCGCGTTGGTCGGCGCCGAGTCGGTCGGGTCGTATTTCATCCGCAGCATCAAACCGCACGCCGACCACTATCCCTATCGCAAGATCGACGCGGCTCGCGCTCAGATCGTCGAGCCCATCGAAGGCGCGACCGGGAACGCTGCGAGCGAATACGACGGCGGCCAACCGTGAAGCCCGCGACCGCCTACGCGGTCGCAGCGGCGGCCATCGATTGGGAGGACCGCCGCGCCGACCGTATCAAAGCGCGACGAGTGCGCGCTTCCGCGTTCTCAAAAGCCGCCGAAGAGTTCGGCGACGATGGGGACTTGACCGAAGCAACCGCCGACGAACACGCCGCGTACATGGCCGCAGTCAAGGCCGAAAAGTCCGCCCGCCAACGCATGCGCGCGCAGTGTAAGCGGGCGCGTGCTGAAATCGAACAAGGGAAGAACTGAACCATGTCCGGCCTAACGATTTCGCTCGTCGCGTACAACATCAATCCGTCGTCCGTATTCGTGAAGGTGCCGACGGAGCGCGGTCGGTGGCTTATCACCGACCGTTGCGTCGTCGAGGTCGGGTGTCCGCTTTGCGGCGCGATCACGGGCGAGCCGTGCCGCCGCGGCAGTTTCTACCGCGGCATGCGTCCATTGCCGCCGGGCATGACGACGGCGGCGTTTTCGCACGGTGTCGGCGTTCACGTGTGCCGAAAGAACGCAGCGCGCGAAAAGCGCGGCGGCAACGTGCGCGCCTATCCGCCTTACAAGCTCAGGGCGCGCGCCGAAGACTTCGCCGCCGCGTTGGTCACGCCTGAAGCCGCCGAGCTTGGCATGATCGCCGACCGAATCGACGCCGAGGTTTTGCAGATAGCCGCGCGCAGTGGCGAGGCGACGGTTCAACAGCGTGACCGCTTGCGCGAAATCGCCGCCAACCTGCGCGCGCTGGCCGGGCTTGATCTTGAGCCCGACGACATTGACGTTCCTGTTACCCCGAAGGGCTGACCAATGAACAAAGAAATCGACGCCATTCTCGCCGAGCTTCGCCGCGCCGTTGCGAAGTTCCCCACGTGGCCGACCGACCCGCTCCACGCGCTCGCCGTTCTCGGCGAAGAGTTCGGCGAGACGACGAAAGCCGCAGTTCAGGCGATGTACGAACCGCACAAGGCGACGCCCGCCGACGTGCGCGCCGAAGCGATCCAAACGGCCGCGATGGCGATCCGCTTCCTGATCTCGCTCGACGCTTACTGTTGGGACCGCGGGCCGCAACATCATCAAGCCGCGCTGCAGGGCGAACACGGTGCGCAATCCGAAGGCGCTCGTTCTTTCACAGGGAACCCGGACAATCAAGGCGAAGTTCGCGCATTTTTGAACGCCAACCCCGACAGGGAAGCCGAAGATGGTGGGCGCCTCGGATGAAAGCGCTATCGATCCTGCAGCCTTGGGCGTGGCTGATCGTCCGCCCCGACTTGACGACACCGCAAGCGCGCGCCGCCGCTGTCGCCGCCGGCCACGTGAAGGACATCGAAAACCGGAAGTGGGGGACAGGCTTCCGCGGCCGGTTCCTTGTCCACGCCGGCAAGAAATGGGGCCGCGAACAGCGCGACGACTTGGCGTTCGTCCGCGAAGAGTTCCCCGGCCTTGTGATCCCCGACGAGTTCGATCTCGGCGGCGTCATCGGCGCCGTCGATTGTGTCGGGTGCGTGATCGATCACCCTTCGCGATGGTTCTACGGCCCGTTCGGGTTCGTTCTGGAAAACGCCGCCCCGGCCCCGCGCTTCGTCCCCTACCGCGGCCAGCTTGGGTGGTTCGACGTGCCGCGGGAAGCGCTGGAATCGACGCCATGACGCCCACGGCACCATTCAACCGCATGAGCCGCCCCGAATGGCTGGCCTACGCCAAGCACCGCGGCTACCGCGTCGGTTCTGCCGTTATGACGAACGACCACCGGATCGGGCTTGGCCTGATCGTCCGGGTCGATTCGGAGAAGGCTGAGATCGAGGTCGAAACCCGCGTCGACCGCGATCGGCTCGGGCCGCTCGTCGGGCCGCAATGGCGCGGCGTCATCGCGCGGGAGCTTTGCGAAGCCCGGCGCACCGCCCGCCGACTGCGCGACCTGCATTCCGGGGCCGCCCGATGACGTGGCACGTCGGAACCTGCGAACGCTGCGGCGAGCCCGGCCATCCGTGGGCCGCGTGCATGTTCCGCGTCCGCATCTTGCGCCGGTTCCTGTTCTGGCGTTGGCGCGCGTGGGCGCTGCTTTGCGACGAATGCTGCGGCGACATCGAACGCGCACGCCGCGCCCGAATACACCGCCGGCGGCAACGGGTCGCCCGCCGGCCAATCTCAGGCCCACACACAAGGAACCCCGCACCATGAAAACCGCAAGCCATACGATCACCACCGCGACGACGTTCTCGTCGGTTTCGCTCGACGCCGCCGAAGTCGAAAACGCTGCGCAGTCCGCGCCGGGCGACACTGCCGCCGCGCTCGTCAACGCTACCCGCGCCGGCCTGTTCTCCCCCGTCACCGCAGGCCCCGCCGATCATGTCGCCGCGGCCGTCAACCCCGACGGCTCGGCCGAGATCGTCGTCGTCGCCACCGTGACGACCATCGGCCCGACTGCGGGCTCGGCCAACTGACCAACGCACAACCGGCCCCGGCCCACCGCCGGGGCTTCGCGATCACCATCAAGGAACCGCCACCATGCCGACCGGATACACCGCACAGATCACCAGCACGACCACGCTTCGCGACTTCGCCATGATTTGCGCCCGAGCCTTCGGGGCAACGATCACCATGCGCGACGATCCGGCGAATGCGGCGATCCCCGAAAAGTTCGAGGCCGACCCCTACCACACCGACCGACTGAAGGAAATCGAAGCCGAGATCGCCGAGGTTCAGGCCATGACCAGCGACCAGACGGACGCCGCGGCCAAGAAAAACGCCGAGCGCCGGGCCGCTTCGGAGCGGAAGCGCCGGGCCGAACAGGACGCAACCCGCGAGAATTACACCCGCGTTCTGCGCGAGGTCGAAGCATGGGACGCCCCGGCGGGACTCTCGAACCTGAAGGCGTACATGGGGCAGCAGATCAAAGACTCGATCGCCTTCGATTGCCCGGAAGAATCGCCCGTATTGGCCGCCGCTGCTTTGGAAAGCCCGGTCGAAGAGTCCGGCGCGGCGTGGCGCGCGCGCATCCTCGGCCAGCTTGTGAAGGATCGCGACTACCACACCACCGCCCACCGGGAGGAATGCGAGCGTGTCGCCGAGCGGAACGCATGGCTCGCCGCGCTGCGCGCATCCCTGCCGACGAACTGAATCCGGGCGCTACACTGGCCCCGCCACGCCGCCGGGCGCCTTCGGCGGATCATCGGAGACAAAGCACCATGAACCCCAACACCGCCCGCACCATGCGCGCGAAGTTCCAAGTCGCAGGCGTCGAACAGGTCGAACACGACGGCACCGTGACCGCCGCAGCCGAACAGCCGGGCGAAGCGACCACCCCGCAAAACCCGATGGCGGAATCGATCCGGGGATATCGCCAGTTCGACGCCGGGACGGCCAACTACATCAACGCCGTGAAGGAAACCGGCGATGTGGTCGCGCAGATGCTTCAGGATGCCCGCGACCTCGGCGCCGACCCGCGCGCGTTGGCGCTCGCCCAGACGAAGTTCCAAGAGGCCGCGATGTGGCTGATCCGCTCAGTCGCCAAGCCCGAGGGATTGTTCTAATCCGGCCGCAATTTATAACCGGAACCATAACCGCGAAGCCCCGGCACGTCCGGGGCTTTTTGTTCCATGTGAAACGCTCGCGATGCGATCAAGATCGGCCCCAGCCCCCAACGCTCGCCAGTCGGCCCGGATCGCCAAGATCAAGGCCATAGGCTGCATCGCGTGCCTGCGGAACATCCGCAACCCGCGCCACCGCCTGCGCGCCGCGCCGTCCTACCCGACCGCCCATCACCTGAACGAAGGCGATCACCACGGCGGCCGACGCCTCGGCCACGACGAAACCGTGTGCCTGTGTGCTTGGCACCATCAGGGCTACGCCCCCGACGGCTACACCGCCGACACCTCGACGCTTCACTTCGGCCCGTCGTGGGCTGTGACGCCGAACGCATTCCGCGAGTTCTACGGCGACGGCGATGCGCTGCTCGCCGCTCAGAATGCGATACTGCGGGCGTTTGAACTTTCACAATGCTGAATGCCTTAGCGATCGCACAAGGATCGCACAAGGATCGCAGGGGGACAGATGACCGACGGCACCGACAGCGACGCAGTGGGCGGCGAACTTGTCCCGCACGACGAGCCGCGCCGCTACTACCAACGCGGCGGGGTCGAGTTCGAGCCGTCGGAGCGCGATCGGAAGGTCGTCGAAGAGTTGGCCGCGCTGGGCTACTCGCGGGAGCAAATCTGCCTGTTCATCCTGAACCCCGGCACGGGCAAGCCGATCGACCCGGCGACGCTGGCGAAGCATTTCGATCAGGAACTCGAAATGGGGCTGCTGAAGGCGAACGCGATCATCGGCGGCGTTCTGTTCCGCAAGGCGGCCAAGGGCGATCAGCGTGCGATCGAGTATTGGCTCGACCGGCGCGGCGGCCCGACGTGGAAGCAATCGAAGACGGAGCCGCCGCCGGCGGACGAAGAGGGCGTGCCCGACGAGCTCGTCGAGCGCGCGCGCGCCAAGCTGGAAAAGATGCTGGCCAAGCGGAAAGAGGCCGAGGCCGGGGAAGTGGTTCAGCCCGCGCCGGCGTTTGAGCCCGCGCCGGTGGCCGCGGCGCCCGAAGGCGATCCCCCGGCGTGAACCTGAACAGCCTATCCCGGCGGGAGCTTGTCGCGCTGGCCTTCGACTGGCGGGGCACTTTCGCCCGGCCCGATCAGGTCATCCCCGACGCGCTGCTGAAGGGCGACAAGGACGGCTGGTTCGCCTGCGCGGGTCGCGGCTGGGGGAAGACCCGCGTCGGCGCCGAAGCGGTGCGGGAGTGCGTCGAGCGGCACGGCTATCGGCGCGTCGGCCTGATCGCCCCCACGGCCGCGGACGCGCGCGATGTCATGGTCGAGGGCGAATCCGGGCTGCTGGCCGTCTCGCCGCCGTGGATGATGCCCGTCTACGAGCCTTCGAAGCGCCGCCTCACGTGGCCGAATGGTGCCGTCGGCACCCTGTTTTCGGCCGACGAGCCGGAACGCCTGCGCGGCCCGCAATACGACGTGATATGGGCCGACGAGTTCGCCGCGTGGCGCTACGCAATGGAAGCATGGGACAACGCGACGTTCGGGCTTCGCCTTGGGAACAAACCGCTGAAGTTCGTCACCTCGACGCCCAAGCCGACGCCGATGGTTCGAGCGCTCGTCGCCGACCCCGATTTCGTCCTAACGCGCGGCTCGACCTTCGACAACGCCGCGAATCTGGCGGCTTCAGCGCTGCGAACGTTCCGGCGGAAATACGAAGGCACCCGCGTTGGCCTGCAGGAACTCTACGCGAACATCCTCGACGACAACCCGAACGCGCTATTTCAGCGCGCCACGATCGAGCGCGACCGCGTGGGGCGCGAGTCGATCCTCGGCCTGTCGTTCAATCGCATCGTCGTCGGCGTCGATCCTGCCGTTTCCTCGAACGCTTCGTCGAATGAGACGGGTATCGTCGTCGTCGCCCGCTGCGGGGATCACTTTTACGTCTTCGGCGATCACTCGCTGTCGGCAAAGCCCCACGAATGGGCCGCCGCGGTGCGCGACGCCTTCCGCCTGCACATGGCCGATCGCGTGGTCGCCGAGGTCAATCAAGGCGGTGATCTCGTCGAAATGGCCGTCCGCACCGCCGACCCGAACATTCCATACACCGCCGTCCGGGCGACCCGCGGGAAGGCAATCCGCGCCGAGCCCGTGGCCGCCCTGTACGAACAGGGCCGGGTTCACCACGTCGGCTTTTTCGCCAGCCTCGAAACGCAGATGACCGACTTCGACCCCACCGTCGATCGCGACCCGGAGCGGTCCCCCGACCGGATGGATGCGCTCGTCTGGGCGATCACCGCCCTTATGGAACCCGACGGAACGGGTCTGCTAGACTTCTATGCGGCTGAAGCTGCGAAGCTCGCGGCGGCCAACGGGGGCAATGCGCAATGAAAGACCGGGCAGCGGGAGCGGCGAGCGTGTTCGACCTGTCGGCGATTTCCGCGCGCGTCGCGGGCGCATTGGAATCGATGCAGGGATGGTTCGGACCCGGCCAGCCGATGCAGCCTATGGCGCCGGTCGCCGAAGCGGGGCGCGCGTTCGATTACCCCGTCGGCGTCAACATGACGAACACGCCGCGCGCGAACGAACCGATTAGCTTCGCACAACTGCGCGCGCTGGCCGATCATCACGAACTGACACGGCTCGCGATCGAGACGCGCAAAGATCAGCTTTGCAAGTTCGGGTTCGCTGTCGTGTTCAAAGAAGACGGCAAGAAACCCGACGACACCTGTCGCGAGATCGAGACGTTTTTACAGTCGCCAGACCGCGAGCACGATTGGGACCAATGGCTTCGGATGCTGGTCGAGGAAATGCTCGTCATCGATGCCGCGTCCATCTATTCGCGCATGACCAACGGCGGGAAACTCTACGCGCTCGAACTGATCGACGGCGCGACGATCAAGCGCGTTGTCGATTCAACAGGACGGACACCGATCCCGCCCTTGCCCGCCTATCAGCAGATTTTGAAAGGCGTCCCGGCGACGAATTACACCGTCGAGGAATTGCTCTACCGCCCGCGCAATCCACGCGCGCACAAGTTCTACGGGTTCAGCCCCGTGGAACAAATCGTCATGATCATAAACATCGGCATCCGGCGATCCCTTGGGATGCTCGACTATTTCACGGCCGGCACGATTCCCGACGCGCTTTGCGGCGTGCCGGAAGGCTGGACGGTCGATCAGATCAAAGCGTTCCAGACCTATTGGGACGCGCTGCTAACCGGCGACCCGACGAACAAACGCCGCATGCGCTTCGTTCCCGGTGACATGGCGAAGGGATACAAGGAAACGAAACAGCCGCCGGAAAAGTCCGTGTTCGACGAATGGATCGCGCGCGTCGTCATGTATGCGTTCTCGCTTGAGGCGACGCCGTTCGTCGCGCAAGTGAATCGCGCCGTCGCCGAAACCAATCGCGACCAAGCATTGACCGAAGGGCTCGCGCCGCTTCAGAAATGGGTCGCCGGCATCATCGAAACGATGATCCGCCGCCATTGGAAGCGCGACGATCTTCGGTTCAAGTGGATCACCGACGAATCGGTCGATCCGAAGACTCAGGCCGACATCGATGTCGCTTACGTGAACGCGGGCATTTTGTTGAAAGACGAAGTGCGTCAACGCATGGGCCGCGATCCGTTGCCAGAAGAGCCCCCGCCGATCGCCGGCGAGATCGATCCCGAAACCGGACTGCCGATCGAGCCGGAAGTCGGGCCGGACGGGAAGCCGATCCCGCCGAAGCCCGGTGTCGCAACGAAACCAACACCGGCACTACCGGCGCCAAGTGACGACGAAACGAAAGCGACGAAAGAAAAAGCCGCGCCGCCTTTTATCCTGAACGTCACGCTCCCGCCGATCGAGCTACGCCAGCCCGATCTATTCGTCGAAGTCGGGCCGACCACCGTTCACGCGAATATCGACGCTTCACCCGGCGGCAAGGCGACACAGAAAACCGTGGTCGCGAAGCGCGACCCGATCACCGGAAGCATGTCCGGCACGATCACCGAAACCATCGCGGGCCGCGAAAGTTTCGCAGTCACAAAGACCATCACCGCCGAAAGAAAAGACGACGGCACCATGTCCGCCGTTATCACCGAAACGCCAACCGCCGAGGAATAAGCAATGGCCGGCAAATCCGACACGTTCGAAACCGATCTCCTGAATCTGCTATTCAAAAACACCGCGCTCGCCGGTATCGGCGATGCGTCGGGGCTTCAGCCGTCCGCGGCTGCGGGGAGCCTGTACCTGTCATTGCACACGGCCGACCCCGGCGATGCAGCGACGCAAGCGACGAGCGAGGTCGCCTACACCGGCTACGCGCGGAAAGCCGTCGCGCGCGGTGCCGGGTTCAACGTCGCCGGCAACGTCGCATCAACTGCGGCCGATAACGATTTCGGCGAATGCACCGCATCGCCCGGATCGCCGGCGACCTATTACGGCATCGGCACGGCGTCGAGCGGTGCCGGGAAACTGCTCTATTCCGGGCAACTCATGGACCCCACGTTCACCACGCCGCAGCCGATCGCGATCGCGATCGGCACGATCCCGCGCCTGAAGGCCGGGACGCGCGTCACCGAGGACTGATTCGATGCTTCTACTCACTTCGACGAGCGACAAAATCCAAGTGGTGACGGGCTCGGCTTCGTCCGTCGAAGTCCATGCGTCATTCGTGGATAACGCAAGCGGAACGATCACGCCGGGGCGGACGAACACGGCGGCGATCACCACCGCAACGACGACGGATGTTGTCGGGGCGCCGGGGGCTGGTGTTCAGCGAAACGTCCGCGGTATTTGCATCACGAACACGCACGCATCCGCTTCGACTCAGGTTACGGTTCTGCACACCGACGGAACGGTCGCGAGTGACATCATGGGGGTGACGCTGCTACCGGGCGAGAATCTGACCTACTCTGAGGCCGGCGCGTGGCAGCATCACGACGCGCAAGGGGCGCCCTACGCATACTCACCGCCGCCAGATGCCAATTTAGGGCAGACGGGCACGATTGCCGAAACAATTCCGCGCCACCTATGCCAAGAAGTGAACACCACGGTCGGCGCAAGCGGAACGCTGTTCCTTCAGGCGATCTATCTCAGGGCCGGAACGCTCGTCGCTAATATCACGATATGGTCGGCGACCACGGCCGCGGCGACACCGACAAACCGTTTCTTCGCGCTTTACGATAAGAATCGAAACCTGCTCGCGCAATCGGCGAACGACGGCGCTAATGCTTGGGCCGCGAACTCAGTCAAAACGCTGGCGATGACGACGCCTTACCGTGTGCCGACTTCAGGCCTTTATTACATCGGCGTGATGCAGGCTGCGACCACGATCGCAACAATCAAGGGCGGCACGTCGAAGACAGGCGGCCAACTTGCGGCAGCTACGCCGACGCTCCACGGAAACTCGTCAACGGGCTTGACGACCACGCTTCCGAACCCTGCCGCAGCGATCACCGGCGGCACTTCTTCGATTTACGCCGCAGTTTCGTAACATGGCCGCGCCGCTCGGCTGGTTCTATGGCAACGGGCCGCAGCCGATCGGCTGGTTCGGCGCGACGCTATCGGCCGCGGGTTGGTTCGATCGCGAACTTGATCCCGTAACGGGCGGCCCTTCAATTCTCGAATCGAGCGGATCGGCGTCCGGTACGGCCACCGTCTCGGCGTTATCGGCGGCCAGCGGCGGGACCGTTATTTCGGCGTATGGCACGGCCGCCGGCACTTCGACGGCGGCTGGCGTCGTCGCCCGGCCGCCGGGGTTGGCGGTGCCCATCTTCGAAACCTACATCCCCGACAAGCCCAAGGCGCCGGCGCCCCGTCCGGCTGCGCGCGAAGAGCCGAAGAAAGCCCCTGTACCGGAACGCCCGCCGCCTGTCATCGTCGAGGCCAGCGGCTACGCTGCGGGCCGCTCAGGCGCGCGCGGGCATTCTGCCGCGCCAATGGTCGCCGAAGCCGTCGGCGCCTCGCGTGGCGCTGCGCACGCGGCCGGCGCGGGCGAATGGACCGACCCCGGACTCGCCGAATTCTTCGACTTGCTATTGGAGGCCGCATGACCGGGATCGCCTTCCGTTACGACCATGCGCCCGCTTGTTCGCCCGTCGGCCACCTGATCCGCAAAGCCGGGCTCGAGCCGATCGATCGCGATCGCCCGATCGCCCGCCAGTGTCGGACACGCATGCGCGCGGCCCTGAAGCGCTGGTTTCGAGCCGAAGCCGTCCGGCTGGCGGCCGAAGTCGTCGCCCTTGTGCCGGATGTCGGCAAAGCCGAAGGCGATCGCACCATTCCGGTCGGGATTCTTGCAGGTATCCCCGGCCTTGACCTGTCCCGCTGGGAGCGCGATCTCCCGCCACTGTTGGCGCCGATATTCGAGGCGATTTTCGGCTCGGGCGGCGATGCCGGACTTCGACAACTTGGCCTCTTCGACAAGGCCATATCGCGCCGGGTGCGCGAGCGCGCCCGCGCGTGGGCCGAAGAGCGCGCGGCCGAAATGGTCGGGATGCGCGTCGTCGCCGGCCAGCTTGTCCCCAACCCGAACGCCGTCTGGCGTATCACCGACGCGGTTCGCGTTGCGTTGGCGGACAGAGTGCGCCAAGCTATTGACACGGGGCAGAGTACGGGGGCGCTAGCGGATTCGATCGAGGGGGATTTTGCGTTCAGCGGGAACCGCGCGGAAATGATCGCGCGCACCGAAGTCGCCGCCGCCGACGTGGCCGGCACGATGCACGGGTATCGCGAGACGGGAATCGTTCACGGGAAGCGATGGCTCACGGCGAAAGACGAGAAAGTCTCCGCGCAGTGCGCCGCGTGCGAATCACAAGGCGCGATTGCGTTCGACGCGAAATTCGTCACGGGACGAGACGCGCCGCCAAATCACCCGAACTGCCGCTGCGACATCCTTCCCGTGTTCGCCGACGAAATGCCAGCGGCCACCGCATCCGCAATCCTTGGGGGTTTGATATGAGCGACAAAATCGAAAAAGGCGCGCTGAAAAAGACGATCATCTTCGGCACGATCGCGAAGTCGCTCGATCAATCCGACGGGACCGTGATCGTCGAAGGCTATGCGTCGTCGGGCGCAGTGGATGCCGAAGGCGAGACGATCACGCCCGACGCGATGAAGTCGGCGCTCCCCGACTACATGAAGTTCGCGAACATCCGCGAAATGCACAAGTCGAACGCCGCCGGCGTCGCTTTGCACGCGGAAGTGCAAGACGACGGCCGGACGTTCCTGCGCGCACACGTGGTCGATCCCGTGGCGGTGCTGAAGGTTCGCACCGGCACCTATAAAGGCTTCAGCATCGGCGGATATGTCGAAGGTCGCGACGAAGCAAACAAAGCGATCATCACGAAACTTCGCCTCGTCGAGGTTTCGCTCGTCGATCGGCCTTGCAACCCCGACGCCGTGTTCGCCTGCTACAAAGCCGAAGGCGTGGACGGCGAAAACGAAAACGACGGCGGCACCGGCGACGGCGAGAAAACCGAGTCCGGCGAAGGCGGGGACGATCCGCCCAAAACCGACGACAAAGACAAGAAAAAAGACGGCAAGGATGCCGCCGGCGATGACGAATCGGCCGGAAGCGAAGACGACGATCAGGGCGAAGACACCGACAAAGCGATCGGCGCTGGCGATCTCGCGAAGGGCTGCTATGCGATTTCCGACCTCGCGCAACTGTGCGAACGGCTCGAAGATTTCGGCAATTATCAGGCGTTCGAGGCGTCATTCGATGCCGGTTCCGAAGACATCGCGAACGAAGCGCGCGCGATCGCCGTCAAGCTCTATGGGCTGCTGTTGAAACTCGTCAATGCGGACGTTTCCCGCGCGCGCGAGCGGCTTCAGGCCGCACTCGCCGAGGCGAAAACAGCGTCGCTGTCCGTCGTGTTGGAAGGCGCGCTCGCGAAGATCAAGCCGGCGGCACCGGCGGCAACTCCCGTCGACGTTCCGGCGGTGCTGAAGGCGGCCGGCGTCGAAGACGATGCGATCGACACGATCGAAAAAGCCGCGGCCGAACTCGCGCGTCTGCGCAAGATCGAACAGGCGTGGAAGGATGCGCCCGCAGCGGCGAAAGGATCGCTGACGAAAGTCGAAAAGACCGGCGACGACACGCTCGCCACGAAAACCGAAGGCACCGACGAACCGGAAACGCCGCTCAGCGCGATTAAGAAAGCGCTCGCATCAGGCGGCACACGGGTCGGCCGATAACTTCCGCAAGATTCCGCCGGCGCGGCGGATAAACCGCACCAATCCACACACTTCAACCGGGGGTATCCCATGAACCAGACTCAGGCAACACTCGATGCCATCAAAGCCGCCGCGCCTACCGGAAACCTGCCGGCGCACCTGATCGAAAAGGGCATCACGCAAGCCACCGGGCTTGTGCATTACGACCTCGAACCGGGCGCGAAGCTGCTGTTCCCGGTGCTGACGCCGTTCCGCAACGAAACGGCGCGCGTACCGGCCGACGGTGGCAACGCAACGAACTGGAAACAGATCACCGCGATCAATACCAGCCGCCAGCGTGCGAGCGTGTCGGAAGGCAACCGCGGCGGCGTGCTGGCGACGACCGTCACCAACAAGACCGCGGCTTACAAGGGCTTCGGCTTGGAAGACTTCGTGACGTTCGAAGGCCAGTGGGCCGGCAAAAACTTCGACGATGCGCGCGCGCTCGCGATGATGAACACGCTCTCGGCGACGATGATTCAGGAAGAGCGTCTCATGATCGGCGGCAACAACTCGCTCGCGCTCGGCATCACGCCGACGCCTTCGCTCGCAGCTTCCGCGTCGAATGGCTCGCTCGCTTCGGCGACCTATTCGGTGATTTGCGTCGCGCTGTCGCATATCGCGATGCGCGAGTCGAGCGTCGTCGCTGGCGTGCCGGAAAGTTTCACCCGCACGAATGCCGACGGCTCGACCGATCCGGTCAAGTCCGGCGCCGCGCAGAAATCCACGAATGCGACCGCGGCCGTCACCGGCCCGACCGGCTCGATCGCCGCTACCGTCACGGCGGTGAACGGCGCGCTCGGCTATGCGTGGTTCTGGGGCGCTGCCGGTTCCGAAGTGCTGGGCGCCGTGACCACGATCAATAGCATCGTGATCACCGCTGCGGCCACCGGCTCGCAAGCCATCGCCGGCAAGTTCACCGCCGACGATTCGCGCGAACCGCTCGCGTTCGACGGCCTGTTGACGCAAATCCTCACGCCCGGTTCCGGTGCTTGCGTGCAGACGTTGGCAACCGGCACCGCTGGCACGGGCACCGCGTTGACGAGCAACGGCGCCGGCGGTATCACGCAACTCGACACGGCGTTCGCGTCGTTCTGGGATAACTACAAGCTGTCCCCGGACAAGATGCGCGTCTCGGGCCGCACGCTGGGGAAGGTGAACGCGATCGTGATCGCCAACGGCGGTGCGCCGCTGATCCGTTACAACGCCGATCAGGGCGGCGTGACGATCGACGCCGGCACCGTGGTCGGTTCGGTGCTGAACCCGATCACGAACACCCGCGTGAAAGTCGAAGTGCATCCCGACATTCCCGACGGCCTGATCTTGTTCAGCACGGCGCGGCTTCCCTATTCGCTGTCCGGCGTGACGAACATCATTCAGATGAAAATGCGCGCCGAGTATTACGCGATCGAGTGGCCGTACCGCACCCGCAAGCATGAATTCGGCGTTTACGCTGACGGCTTGCTGCAGAACTATTTCCCGCCGGCGTTCGGCGTCATCAATAACATCGCGGTCTAATCGGTCGCGGCGTTCGCAGCGTGGCGCCCGGCCGGCAACTGCCGGGCGCTTTGTGTTTTTCAAATCACCATCACCGAGGAACCCGCAATGGATCAGAACAAAGACAACGTGACGCTCGTCGCACCCGACGGCGCGACCGACATCACGATCGGCGGCGTCAATTACGCCGTGAAAGGCGGCGAAGTCACCATCCCGCGCGAAGTCGTTCATCACGCCTACGCCTTCGGCTACACGAACAAGCCGCTCGACACCGCTGCGATCGAAGCGGAAGCCGATCGCGTGCGCGCTGCGCAAGCGGACATGGACGCCGCAAACGCCGCCGCGGAAGCGGAAGCGGGCGAAAAGTTCGCGAGCGAAGGCGAAGCGCTGGCGGCATTCCTCGCACGCGATGCCGCGGCCGTGATCGCCGACCTCGGCGGCTTGCCCGACGTTGCCTTGACGGAAGCGGAAGCGGCCGAAATCAACGGACAGGCCCGCGAAGACGTGGTCGCGGCCATCGAAGCCGAGCGCGTGCGCCGCGCCGCAACCGCGGCCGGCTGATCCCTGCCACCTGATCGGGAATCGCGAAGATGCCACTCGCCACGCTCGCCGACCTGAAGCTCTACGTCGGATTGAAAGCCGACGACACGTCGGCCGATGTCATTCTGACGAACGTCCTCGAATACGCCTCGACGGCGTTCGAGAATTCGGTTCAGCGCAGCATCGCGCGCGGCGCGCGTTCCGAGTTGCGATCCGGCAACGGGTCGGATCGGATGCTTCTACGCGATTTCCCGATCGTTTCGATCGAATCGCTCACGATCGACGGCCTTCCGGTGCCGGCTGCTGTCGGCATCGGGAACGGCTATGTGTTCACCACCGGGAACGAAGAGGCCGCGATCTATCTGCGCGGCTATCGCTTCACGCTCGGCGTGAAAAACATCGCGATCGCGTATACGGCCGGGTTCGATCCCGTGCCCGCCGACGTTGGTCATGCGATCGTCGAAGTGTCCGCGCAGGCATGGAAGGAAAAGGACTGGATCGGCTTCATTTCGAAGGCGCTCGCCGGCGAGACAGTGACGTTCGCCCGTGAAGGCTTCCCAAACTCGGCGAAGCGCATCGTCGCCGACTACGCGCGACGGTGGCCTTGTGATTGAGTTCACCATCAGCGGCGACGGGCAAGTTCTAGCCGGCCTTGTGCGGGCCGAAGGCGACGCGATCTCGCGCGTGCATGACAGCATCGCGCGACAAACGCTTGAGCTTGTCCGGCACGTCAAGGAAAACAAGCTGACCGGGCAAGTGCTGAAGGTTCGCACCGGCACGCTTCGCCGTTCGGTGGCGCACACGATCTCGTCGTCGTCGTCGTCGGTGACTGGCACCGTCTCGACGCCGCTCGTCTATGCGCCGATTCACGAATTCGGCGGCACGATTCCCGCCCGCATCATCGCGGCCAAGCGCGCGCAAGCGCTGAAGTTCAGCGTCGGCGGGAAGACGCTGTTTCGTCGCGCGGTGTCGATTCCAGCGGTCAAAATGCCCGAGCGGTCGTTTCTCCGCTCAGCGCTCGAAGACCGGAAGGCGGCCATCGAAGCCGACCTGCAGCGCGCCGCCGACGTTGGGGTGAACCTATGACCACCGTCCGCGAACCGATTTATGCGGGGCTCGCTGCGCAACTGGCGGCGATTCCGGGCTTGACGACGTTCAGCCGCAAGCTGAAGCATTGGGTCGACGTTCCTTCGGAACAGATGCCCGCGCTTTATCTCGCGCAGGGCGACGAGCGAATCGACGAACCACACCTCGGCGCCGGTTCGCGCGTGTACCTCATGCCGAAGCTCTATCTCTACGTTCACACGACGGGCGACATCGCGCCGGGCACGGTGTTGAATCCGATCCTCGACGCGATTCAAAACGTCGTGAACCAACGGCACCCGGTGTTGCGGGTGAATAACCTCGGCGGCGTGCCGGGGGTAGAATGGGCGCGCATCGATGGGGCGATTCAGACCTTCGAAGGCACGCTCGGCGATCTTGAGGTCGCCATCATTCCGATTGCGATCTTGACGGCCGACGACGGCGAGATCGTGAGTTCCCAATCGTCGCAATCCGATTAACCGCTTCACCATCGTTTAGGGGGTTCACCATGCAAGTTACCTTCGGCTCTGGCCTCATGTTTGCCGTTCCCCTGAAGGATGGGAACGGCCACGACATCACGACACCGACGCCGGTACAGTTCGGCGTTTTGCAGGAAGTGAGCGTAGACATCCAGTTCGAAAACAAGATGCTCCACGGGCAGGGACAGCTACCCGTCGCGGTTGGACGCGGCAAGGGCAAGATCGGCGGCAAGGCGAAGTTCGCGCAGATCAACGGCGCGCTCTACAATTCGATTTTCTTCGGCCAAACGCTGTCGAAGTCGATCCTCGCCGTGCAGTCGGATTTTGTGGGCGCGGTCATTCCCGCATCGCCGTATACGATCACGCCAGCGCCGCCGTTCTCCGGCACGTGGCAGACCGACTTGGGTGTCGTGGATGCCAACGGAAAGCCGATGACGCGCGTCGCTTCGGCACCGGCAACGGGTCAGTATTCCGTCGCCGCCGGCGTCTACACCTTCGCGGCTGCGGACACTGCGAAAAAGGTCTACATCACGTTCGAATACTCGGCCGTCTCGACCACGGCGAACAAAATCGACGTGGTGAATCTGCCGATGGGTTACGCGCCCGAGTTCTCGCTCTATCTGGCGAACCCGTTCCGCGGCAAGATCAACAGCCTGAAGCTCTACGCATGCGTTTCGACGAAGCTCGCCGTCGGTGGCAAAAACGACGACTTCACCGTTCCCGAAATGGATTTCGAGGCATTCACGAACGACGCCGGACAGGCGTTGACTTGGAACACTTCGGAGTAATACCGCCATGAATACCCCCGTTGTCCGCGTGAAAGGCATCCCGCTTCCGCTCAGCGATGGGAACACCTACGTGTTCCCGCCGCTTGCGCTTGGCGCGCTCGAACAGCTTCAGGAGCGCATCGCATCGTTCACCGGCGAGATCACCGACCCGAAAACGATCTCGACCGCGATCGATGTCTGTCACGCTTCGCTGAAGCGCAATTATCCCGAGATCACCCGCGAGGATTGCGGGGAACTCGTCGGCCTCGAAAACATGCTCGACATCTATGCCGCGGCGATGGACGTGTCGGGCTTGCGCCGCAAGGCGTTGGAAGCGGCAGAGAATCAAGCGGGGGCCGATGACGCCGCGGGGGAAACGACGCCGGGCTGACCGATTGGGATGCCATCGTTTGCCACGTCATCGCCGCGACCGGGATGTCGTGGCAAACGGTCCTCGATGAAATCGATCTACCCCGGCTGGAAGCGCTGAATCGTTACTGGAAAGATTTCCCGCCGTTGCACGTCATGGTGCGGCGCGCGCTCAAGATAGAAACGGCGAAAACGCCGGAACAAAACGGGGATGATGCGGAAATGGCCGCGTTCATGACGGCATTCGATCAGCATTAAGCGCACGGGGGAGCGATGTCGGTCAAAGTAGATATCACCGCGACAAACGACGGGCTCCGAAAAGGGTTCACGTCGTCGCGTGACATCGTTCGCGATAGTGTCGCCGACATCAATCGCGAGCTTGGCAAGGTGTCGAGCGAATCCGCAAAGCACATGGGACGTGCGCGCGAAGAAGTGTCGAAATTCGGCGCCGGCGCGAAAGGCGCGGGCGGCGCATCGGCTGAACTTGGCGGCGTAAATGCCGCGCTCGCTGGCGGCTTCACAAAGATGCTCGGGCCGATTGCGGCCGTCACTGCGGCGATCACTGCGGTTGCGGCCGTCGCCGGCGCGGCCGTGTTCGTGTTGAAAGAGGTCGTCGCGGTCCAGCGCGAATTCGACAAAGTGAACGCGGGGCTGATTACGGCCACCGGATCGGCTGAAAAGGCGACCGAAGCCTTCGGCGCGCTGCAAGATTTCGCGACGAAAACGCCGTACTCGCTGCAGGAGGTTTCCGAATCGTTCGTGAAGCTCGTCAATCTCGGGCTGACACCATCCGAGCGAGCGCTCACGTCCTACGGCAACACCGCGTCGGCGATGGGTAAAAGCCTGAATCAGATGATCGAAGCGGTCGCCGACGCTTCGACGGGCGAATTCGAACGCCTGAAGGAATTCGGAATTAAAGCCTCGACCGAAGGCGACAAGATCACGTTTCGGTTCCGCGGCGTTTCGGAAACCGTGCGCAATGAAGCGGGCGCGATCGAAGAATATCTGCTCAAGCTCGGCGAGACGAACTTCGGCGGCGCGATGGAAGCGCGCATGGACACGCTCGACGGCGCGATGTCGAACTTGTCCGACGAGTGGGACAAGCTGATTTTAAACCTCAGCGCGTCCGGCTTGGGCGAAGCGATCGAGGATAGCGTTCGCCTTGCCATAGACTTGCTCGCCGAGTTGAACGCATACGTCGCGAGCGGGCAGTTCGAGGGCCACATCGAAGCGATGGCCGCCGCGTGGGGGCCGTGGTTCGAGGACGCGCGCGAAGCGATCGACATCGTGCGCAACGATTTGGCCGGATTCGGCGCATGGCTTGACGACTTTTCGCCCGGTTTCGCCGAGGCGTTGTTCGCGCCGTGGCGCGATTTCCCGGCCAACGTGCGCGCCGTTATCCAACTCGCGACGGTGTACGTCGCAAACGGCATGCAACAGATGGTGACGATCGTCGAGGCGAACGTCGCCACGATCAAGGCCATATTCACCGACGACACGATCGCCGACGCACGCGCGCGCGGCATCGCGCAAGTCAAGGCGAACCAGACCGCGTTCGAGGATTCGATTCGCGCCATCGTTCAGGAACGAAGCGAGACGATCGCGGGCACGAAAGCGGCGATCGATGGCGCGAACGCACGCCGGGAAGCCTACGAACGGGAGCGCGCAGCGCGCGCCGGCGACAAGGGCGACAAGCTGGCCGGATACCGGCAGGGCGGCGACGGCGCCGCGACGGGCGAAGACAAGGGCGCGGCACGCGCACGCGCTCAGGCGGCGAAAGAGGCCGAGCGCGAGGCCGAGCGCGCCCGCAAGGAAGCGTTTCAAGCGGCGATGGAGACGCTACGCCAAGAGCTTGACGAATGGCGTAACAATTACGACGAGCGCATTCGCATCGCGCGCGCGATGGCCGAAGAGGTCAAGAAACAATACGGCGAGAATTCGGCCGAGTTCAAAAAAGCGCAGCGGACAATTCTCGAACTTGAGCGCGAAAAGGCCGAACAGATTCGGCAGATCGCGGAAGTCGAAAAATCCGCGCGCATGGCCTCGGCGATGGCTGCGATCGACGCGGCGGAAATGGAAGCCGATCGCGACTATCAAATCGGGCTGATGAGTTTTCAACAGCGCACCGCGGCGCAGATGCAGTTCGAAGCGGAGCGGTTCGCGATTCAGCGGCAGGCGTTCGAGGAACGTCTCGCGATGATGCAACTCGACCCGGATATGAATCCGGTCGAATTCGCGCGGATCAAAGCCGAGCTGATCGAGATCGAGCAACAGCACCAACAGCGCATCGGCGAATTGCGCAACCGTGCGACGGTGGACGCTGCGGGCGGAACGACGAATTTCTTCGGAACGATGGAGTCGCAATTTAACAATGCGATGACGGGCATCATTACCCGCCAACAGTCGGCGAGCCAAGTTATGCGCAGCCTGTGGCAGTCGGTCTATGCGTCGTTCGTGCAAGAAATGGTGGTGAAGCCGCTGATTCAGTACGGGATTCGCGTCATCAAAGAAACCGCGCTCGGCAAGCTGCTATTCGGCCAACAGATCGCGCAACAGGCCGCCGCGAGTGCGGCGACGATCGGCACGAAATCAGCCGAGACGACGGCCGTCGTCGGCATGAATGCCGCGCAGGCCGGCGCCGGCGCGGCGGCGTCGCAAGCCTCGATCCCCTTCGTCGGCCCGGTGTTGGCGCTGGCCGCGATGGCGGCCGTGTTTGCGGCCGTCTCGGCGCTTGGCGGCGGTTCTGGCGGATCGAAGACGACGACCACGACGACAACGCTTCCGAGCGCAAAAGGCGGGTGGAGCATCCCGTCGGGGATCGACCCCGTTGTTCAAGCGCACGAAGAGGAAATGATTCTGCCGAAAGAGGAGTCGAACATAATCCGCGATATAGCCGGCGGCGGAAGCGGTGGCGGCGGTGCTGTTCACCTACACGTTCACGCGATGGACTCCGGCGACGTTCGGCGGTTCCTGCTACAAAACAAAAGCGCGGTCGCGGATGCGTTGAAAGCCGCCGCTCGCGACTTCAAACGATAACAGGGGGCGAACGTGTCGCAGGCCGTATTTCCGACGCTTCCGGGGCTGAAGTGGGGGCACTCGAAAACGCCCATGTTCGAGACGAAGATTCAGACCGCCGTGAGCGGTCGAGAATCGCGCGCGCGCTTTCAAGCGTACCCGCGCTGGAAGTTCGCGCTCAGCTACGAATTCTTGCGGCAGCGGCCGGGGAAGGTCGAACTCGACACCCTGATCGGTTTCTTTCTTGCGCGAAGTGGTTCGTTCGAGTCGTTTCTTTACGATTGCCCGAGCGATCGCGCTGCGGCGTCGCAAGTCTTCGCGACCACTGTCGCCGGCGTGTCGAAATATCGGCTCGTCCGCACCTATGCCGGGCACGTCGCACCGATCGGCGCCGTCAACGGATCGCCGTCGGTGTATTTGAACGAAATCCTGCAATCCCCGTCGACGTACACGATCGACGATAACGGCGCGATCATTTTCAACTCGACGCCCGCGCCCGGTGGCGTCCTGAAGTGGTCGGGGCTGTTTTATCATCGCGTCCGGTTCACGAAAGACGAGGCCGAGTTCGCGGAATTCCTGCGCGATCTATGGGAGCTTCGCAAGATCGAATTCGTCACGTCGAAGGAAGGCTAACCGATGATTTCCGCATCCCCCGCGCTCGTCGCCCTGCTGAACTCGTCGGTCGAGTTCATGCTCGCCGATGCCTACCTGATCCGCACCGCGTCGGGCGTGTACCGCTTCGGCTCGGCCGACGTGCCGATCGTGATCGATGCCGACACCTACACCGCCGACGGCCCGCTGATCTCGCGCAGTTCGACCCGGACATCGGTCGGCCTTGAGGTCGATTCGCTAACGCTGAAGTTCGCCCCGCGGCTCGGCGCCGGTGCCGACACGATCGAAGGGCTTCCGTTCGCGCAAGCGGCGCGCGCTGGGGCGCTCGACGGCGCGGTCGTCGAGCTTCTCCGGGCATTCTTGACGGATTGGCAGGCGCCCGCCGTAGGCGCGCTGCTGCGGTTCTCTGGCCGCGTTTCGGACGTGAACCCGGCGCGCACCGAAACCGAAGTCATCGTGAAGTCCGATGTCGAACTGCTGAACGTCAAGGTTCCGCGCAACGCCTACCAACCGCCATGCATCAAAACCCCATACTCGGCACCGTGCGGGCTTCAGCGTGCGGTTCTGACACAATCCGGCGTGGTATCCGGCGGCGCGCAGACGACAACGGCGATCGCCACGAATCTGACCGCGCCGGCGTCGGGGTATTTCGACAAGGGTGTGTTCGCGTTCACCACCGGCCCGAACGCAGGGTACCGGCGCACGGTGAAGGCTTACGCCGGCGGCGTGTTCACGTTCGCGCTACCGCTTCCGTCCGTTCCGGGCGTTGGCGATGCGTTCACGGTCTATCCGGTGTGCGGCAAGCGTCGCGACCGATGCGTCGAGTTCGGCAACGGCGCCAACTTTCGCGGCTTTCGGTTCGTGCCGAAGCCCGAGGTCGCGGCATGATCGCCACAGACACCGCCGGAATCGCTGCGCAGCGCGCCGCCGTCGTCGCCGAGGCGTTGACGTGGGTCGGCACGCCGTACCACCACCGCGCGCGCGTGAAGGGCGCTGGCGTCGATTGCGGGATGATCCTCGCGGCCGTCTATCCAGCCGCAGGCGTCACCGGGCCGATCGAGCCGGCGCCGTATCCGCCCGACTGGCACCTTCACCGGGCCGCCGAGCGGTATCTCGCCGAGGTTCGGCGCTATGCGCCGCACGTGATCCCGTTCGAGGCGATGCAGCCGGGCGATATCCCGGTTTGGAAATTCGGCCGCTGTTTCTCTCACGGCGCGATTTACATCGGCGACGGGCGGATCGTTCACGCCTATATCGACCGCGGCTGCGAAGTGACTACGGTCAACGATTCCGAAATGATCGATCGCGAAGTCGTGTGCCAGTCACCTTGGGGGACCGATGGGCGGTAAGACGACGACAATCTCGACGAGCGAGCCGAGGATCGGCGCGATCCGAATCCAGCAGTCGTCCTACGGTCTGACGTGCCCCGTCGTCTATGGCGCGAACCGCATCGCCGGCAATCTGCAATGGTACGGCGACTTTACGACGGTCGCCGTCACGACGACCACGACATCGGGCGGCAAGGGCGGTGGCGGGAAGGTGCGACAACAATCGACGACCTACCGCTATTACGCGGCCGTGATGATGGGAATCGGTGAAGGTCCGATCGCCTCGATCGCGACCGTGTGGCGCGGGAAGAAACGCCTCGACGGTGCGCAGATGGCGCAAGTCCCGATCGCCGTCTCGGAAGTCGCCACGATTCACGCCAACGGCAAAGCGAAAGTGTCGATGTTCGCGTATTGGACCGCGAACACCGGCGTGACGCTGGCGGCGTCGAACGACGAAGGCGCCGACACGCCGCTGACCTCGGGCACCGATTACACCGTCGCCGGCGGCGTGTATCAGTTCGCGACCGCGCTCGCTGGCCGTCAAGTGGTGATCGCCTACACGTGGACGCCGCCGCTCGGCATGCTCAGCGCTGAAGCGGCGGCAGGCTTGACGCTGTTCCGCGGTTCGCGCGGGCAAGCGCCGTGGGATCACTTGACGACGAAACACCCGGAACAAGCCGACCCGTATAGCGATTTCGCTTACGTGGCAACACCGAAATATGAACTGACGAGCGCGGCCGAAGTCGAGAATCACAACTTCGAAGTAAACGGGCGATTTCAATATCCCGGCCGCCGCGACTGCGATCCCGCGGATTTTGTCGGCGACATTCTGACCCATCCGACGTTCGGCGCATCGTTCCCCGGTCATCGCGTGGGCGACCTTTCGCCCTATTCGACGTTCTGCCGCGCGTCTGGAATCTTCATCTCGCCGGCGTTGACGGAGCAAAGCGAAGCGCATCAGGTGATCACCGCTTGCGCGGAAATGACCAACAGCGCCGCGATATGGTCGGAGGGCTTGCTAAAGCTGGTGCCATACGGTGACGCGGCGATTTCGGCGAATGGGGCGACCTATATCCCGAACCTGCAGCCGATTTACGACCTCACCGACGACGATTTTCTTCGCGCGCAAGGCGACGACCCGGTGAAGTGCCGGCGCAAAACGCCGGCTGATGCGTTCAACGCGACATCGATCGAATTTATCAATCGCGCGAACGATTACAACATCGAACCGATGCCGGCCGAAGATCAGGCCAACATCGAAGAGTTCGGACTTCGAACGAAAGACTCGATCCGCGCGCATTGGATCACCGACGCAAATGTCGCGAATTACGTCGCGCACCTTGCCGTGCAACGCTCGCTCGGCATCCGCAACGATTACGAGTTCCGGCTCGGCTGGCGTTTTGCCTTGCTCGAACCGATGGACATCGTGACCGTGTTCGACGAAGCGCTCGCACCCGTGAAAATTCCGGTGCGGATCGTGTCGATCTATGAAAACGAGTTCGGCGACTTGACGTTCATAGCCGAGGATTTCCCCGTAGGCGTCGCGAACGTGCCGCTCTATCCGTCGCAGATCGGCACCGGCTATGTGCCGAACTTCGAAGTCGATCCGGGCGACGTGTCCGCGCCGACGCTTCTCGAGCCGCCGGTCGCGTTGACGACCACCGGGCTTGAGGTATGGGCCGCGGTGTCCGGCGCGTCGCCGAATTGGGGCGGGTGTACGGTGTGGGCGTCGCTCGACGGCGACAGCTATCGCCGGATCGGCGTCATCGATGGCGGGAGCCGCTACGGCCTGTTGTCTTCGACGTTGGCCGCCGGGCCGGGCGGATCGGCGGCGGTCGCGCTGGCCGGGCAGGGCGGGCAGATGCTTTCGGGCTCGGCCACCGATGCCGACAACCTGCAAACGCTGTGCTATGCCGGCGGCGAATTCTTCGCCTACGAAACCGCAACGCTCACCGCGGCCAACGCCTACACGCTGACGGGGCTTCGCCGCGGCGCTTACGGCTCGCCGAGCGGCGCGAAGGCGGCGGGCTCGTCGTTCGTGCGTGTCGATCAGGCGATCGCGAAAAGCGACCCGCTCGCGTTGGATTTCATCGGGAAAACGATCCAGTTCAAGTTCACATCGTTCAACGTGTACGGCGGCGCCGAGCAAGGGCTCGCCGATGTCGATCCATACGCCTACACCGTGACCGGCGACATGGTGCGTCTGCCGCCGACGAACGTCGCCGGCCTTGCGGCATCGCTTGAGGGCTACGGCGTGCGCCTGAATTGGGCGCCGAACACCGAACCCGATCTTGCCGATTACGAAATCCGCGTCGGTGGCGCGGATTGGGACGCGGCGACGTTCATCGCGCGATCAAACTCGTCGGCGTATTTGTGGGCGATTCAGGCGGCCGGAAACTATACGATCCGCGTCAAGGCACGCGACAAGCTCGGGAACTATTCGACGACAGCCGCGACGACGACGTTCACGATCACCGCACCGTCGGTCGCGTCGCCTTCGATCTCGATCATCGGCCCCGATACGCGCCTGCAATGGGCCGCGGCGGCGGGTAGTTTTGCAATCGACCGATATCGAATCAAGCGCGGCAGTTCATGGGCTGGCGGTGTTGAACTCGCGCAACCGTTGTCGACGGCGTTCGTCGAGCGCGTCACCTATGGCGGGGCCGCGACGTATTGGATCGCGGCAATCGATGTCGCCGGGAACGAAGGCACGCCGGTTTCGATCGCGATCACGATCACGAACCCGTCGGCGGTGACGATCACCCCGGAAGTGATCGACAACAATGTGTTGCTTCGCTGGACAGACCCGACGGCAAGCCTTCCGATCGCGCGGTATCAGATTCGGCGCGGCAGCGTGTACGCGGCGGCGACGGTGATCGGCGAGGAATCAAACGCGCGCTTCACGGCGCTGTTCGAGCAAGTGGGCGGGACGTTCGTCTATTGGGTGACGGGCTACGATACGGCAGGCAATGCGGGCACGCCTGCTCAAGTGTCGGCGCTTGTGAATCAGCCGCCGGATTACGTGTTGCGATCGAACTTCGACTCGACGTTTTCGGGAACGAAGTCCGGGCTCGCGTTCGATGGCGCGAGTTTGTTCGCGCCGATCGTGTCGGAAACCTATCAGGCCCACTTCACGACGAACGCTTGGGGCTCGCCGAACGATCAGATCGTCGCGGGATATCCCCGCTATTTCCAGCCGAGCGCAGCCTCGGCGTATTACGAAGAGACGATCGATTACGGTTCCGAACTGCCGGCGACCGGGATCGCGGTCACTCTGTCGTCACAAACGATCACCGGGGCCGTGACGATCACGCCGACGATCAGCGTCAAGAAATTGGCCGGCGATGCGTGGACGGATTACCCCGGACAAACGCAAGTCGTGGTGTCCGCGTTCCGATACGTGAAGGTTCGCTTCGATTTTGCGGCGACTGGCGGCGACGATTTGCTTCAGTTGAACGGCTTGAACGTGAAGCTATCGACGAAGCTGCGGAACGATGCCGGAACCGGAACCGCGAACGCTTCCGACGTTGGCGGAACGACGGTATCGTTCGGCTATGCGTTCATCGACGTGACATCGATCAGCGTCACGCCGAGCGGAACGGCCGCGCGTTATGCGATTTACGACTTCGCAGACGTGCCGAACCCGACATCGTTCAAAGTGCTACTGTTCGATTCATCCGGCGCGCGCGTGAGCGGGCCGTTTTCGTGGAGTGCGAGGGGGTTCTAATGGCCGCAGACTTTAACAAACCCGTCATTTCCGACACCTATACCGACGTTTTGCTTCGCGTGCGTGAAATGTTCGCATCGCTCGGCACGATGGACGGTGCGGGGTCGAATCCGCCGACGAACCTGATCCGCTGGAATTCTGGCGGGAGCAAGTTCGAAAAATGGGGCGGCGCATCGTGGGCCGATCTTGCCGCGACCTATGCGATCACCGTTACGAACTCGACGCAACTCGGAAGCGTTGCGGCTGCGACATACGCACGCAAGGATCAGGGGAACGAATTCACCGGCGGCGAGGTTCAGGCGTCGTCACCGAACGGCTTCCGGCTGACCTACGGAAGCTATGGCGTCATGCTTCGCAATGATGGCTCGGATTTTTATCTACTCGTCACCGCCAGCGGCGACAAATACGGGTCGTGGAATTCGCTCCGGCCGTTTCAATTCAACCTCGCGACCGGCGCGGTGACGATCAATGGCGGTTTGCCGTGGACTTCGGCCAACTTCGACCCGACGACGAAAGCGAACGTAAGTGGGCAAGCGTTTAGCGGCGTAGTTTCCGCGACCTTGTTCCGATGCAAGCAATCACAAGCGAGCTGGTTCGATTTCGGTGCAGGCGTGAGCGGAGCAAGCGACCCGGATTGCTTCATTTATAACCGGAACAATGGTGCGATTTGGTTTGGCGCGAACGACACTCTGACGATGAAAATCAGGGCCGACGGCGTGGTCGAACAAACGCGCGGATATTTTCACAACGCGGGAACAACCGGCGGCGTTTTTTTTGACGATCGCACGTCGGCGCGATTCTGGGGATTTTACGGCTCAAGCGATACCGTCCGGCTTTGGAATGGGTCGGCCGATATCGTCACTATCTCGAACGCCGGCGTCGTCACCGCGTCAGACTTCACGTCCACAAGCGACGGATCGCTGAAGGAACAGGTTCGCCCGCTACGCGCGCGCGGGCGCCTTCGCCCGATCCGTTTCCGGTGGGCATTGTCCGCGAAGCTCCCGGTCGAAAAATGCGGGAGCGACGACATCGGCTTCCGAGCGCAGGACATCGAGCCGGACTATCCCGAGTGCGTGTTCACCGACGCGGACGGAATCAAGCGTGTGAGTTATCCGAAACTCGTCGCCGTTCTGGCCGCTGAATCCGCGCGCGATCGCCTGCGGTTCTGGATTGCGATCGGTGGCGCGTATGCGCTGGCGTTGGCCGCGATCTTGTCGAGGGCGTGACGATGGCGCTTCCGTCATCCGGCAATCTTTCGTTGTCGCAAGTCCGCACCGAATTCGGTGCGCCGTCGAATGCGCCGCTGTCGGCATTCCTGCGCGGTGGCGCTTACGTGCCGAACACGGCCGCAAACGCCGGCGTTCCGACCGCGCTCCCGATCAAGTTGCGCGACTTGCTCGGTGCATCGGCGACACCGCCGCTGTCGGCGTCAAAATCGGGCGATTCGTCGGGTTCGTTCGTCTGTACGGAGTCACCGGCCGGCGTTTCGAGTTCGTGCCCGACCTCGGCGAACGTGACGACGAACAGCGTCACGATTACCGCGAGCGGCGGTGCGGGTTCCGGGCCGACCTTCGCATGGTCGAAGATCAGCGGCGACACCTTCACCGTCAATTCGCCGACCTCGGCGACGACATCCTTCACGGTCAACATTCCGCGAATTCGCGACGGCACTGTTTCGCGTTCGGCCGTCTACCGTTGCACCGTGACGCGGGGCACCGATACGGCGACGGTAGATGTGAACGTGGGCGCCGAATATCAGGAAAACACGAACCTATGAACGCGATCCGCTGGATTGACGGGCAGGGCGAGGCCACGGTTGGCGCCGACCGCTGGCGGCTGGGGCTGCAGCCGCGGTTCGGCTTCGCGTTCGATGCGCTGGCCTACGCGGACGGCGCCGGGACGGTGACGCTCGACGGCGTGGTTCGCCCGCTCACCCCGAACGAAATCGCAGACCTCGACGCCTATCTCGGCGCTTCGCCGACGGCCGGGGCCGGGCTTGTGCATGGTGTCGGGCCGGATGGCGCCTACCTTGGCCTGATTTCGCGCAGGGAAGCCGCCGGCGTGGCGCTCAGCGCGCCGCCGGCGCCGACGGGCTGGCGGTGGGCGTCGGGCGCGTGGGCGCGCGTGTACGCGCGAGGCGAAGCCGAGGTGCTGGCATGGGAGCGGATCAAGGCCGAGCGCGACCGCCGGAAGGGCGCCGGCGTTACCTATGCGGGCGCCGGGTGGCACACCGACGACGCCAGCCGGATTCAGTACCTCGGCTTGAAAACGCAAGGCATCCCGGCCGGGCTGAAGTGGAAGACGATCGGCGGCACCTTTGCCGATTTGAGCCCGGCGGTTCTCGACGCCGTGATGAACGCGGTCGCCGCCTACGATACGGCGCTATTCGTGGCCGCCGAGACGCACCGGGCGAGGATGCGCGCGGCGGCCGATCCGCTGGGGTATGATTTCGCCGGGGGATGGCCGGCGGCGTTCGCGGGCTGAATCAGGGGGAGGCGATGCGCGTCGCGATTCTGTTCGCAAATCCGCGGAAAAAATGGACGGCCGCCCTTGCGCGGATGTTCACTGGAACCTATGCGTTTCACTGCGGCTTTTACGATCCTGCGGCGCGCGAATTCTACGATATTTCCGTCGTTCCACGCCGGGTTTCATGGGATCACTATCGCCGGCCGTGGATCGATGCGTTTGCGTTCGATGTTGACGTGACACGCGAACAGATCGAAGCATTCATGCGCGAAGATGCGCGCGAAACCTACTCTTTCGGCGACTACGCGCTGTTCGCGATTCGCCCATTCTTTCGGCTGTTCGGCCGCGAGGCGCCCAACTCTGGCGGCGTTATCTGCTCCGAACTCGTCAACAACTGGTTATGGCGCGCGGGTGTTCGCACGCCATTCGATCCGGCCGACAGCCCGCCATCCCCGACGGACCTTTTTCTATGGCTTTCGACGAACGGGCGGCGCATCGATGAATGAGATCAGTTACCTCGACCTTTCCGAAATTATCGCGTTCGCGTTCACCGGGGCCGCGGCGTCGTTCGGCTATGGCGAGCCGATTCGTCCCCGTGGTCGCATGTGGGGCACCGCGTTTTCGAGCACGATTACCGGCACCGCGTTTGGCGTGCTGCTGGTGTTTTTCTTTCCGCAATATCACGGCGCGATTCGATGGATCGCGCTTGTGTTGTCCCTGTTCGCGCGCTGGTATATGCCGGCGTTTGTTGAACGCATTCCGGGCGTCGTCGGGGCCGCGCTCGCGAAATTCCTCCCGGCTCCGAAAGAAGGTGAGAAATGACCGCGATTCTGCTCGTCTCGCTGACGATCATCATCTTGACCGCTGTCGCGCGTTTGAACGACATCGGGCGCGACAAGATGGCGAAGCGTTGGCACCTACGCCGCCTCGGCCTGTTCGCCGTCGCGATTTCGTCGGCTTTCATTGGCATCTATTCGATTTACGGAAAGCCGGTCCCGCTTTGGCTGCTGACGCAGTTCGCGACGGGTGTCGCTGCGGCATGGCTGACCACGCCGGGACACCCGCCGTGGTGGCAGTTCATTACGGGGGATTACTTGCAACAGCGCCCAGATGGATCGTTCGGCATCGCGGCGCGCATCGCGTTCGCGATTCGTCTCGCAAAGCCCGGCGTTCGTGGTGAACGCCGCACCGGCGTCGATCGCAGGGGGCGCGCATGAACACGTTCGACCATGCGTTCGCCAACGTGATCGGCATCGAGGGGCGCTATTCGAACAACCCCGCCGACTCTGGCGGCGAGACGATGTTCGGGATCACGATCGCCGTCGCGCGCGCCAATGGCTACTCCGGCCCCATGCGATCGATGCCGCTCGACGTGGCGAAGGGCATCTATCGTTCGGAGTATTGGGACGCGCTTCGCCTCGACGCCATCGCCGAGCGCGCGCCGCGGTTGGCGCATGAACTGTTCGACACCGGCGTGAACTGCGGCGTCGGCGTCGCTGCGCGGTTCCTGCAGCGTGCCTTGAACGGGCTCAACACTCGCGGGACGCTGTTCGCGGACATCGCCGAAGATGGCCGGCTCGGGCCGGTTTCGATCGCCTCGATCGATGCCCTGATCGCCAAGCGCGGCAAGCGCGACGCCGAAACGGCGCTGCTCCGGCTGTGCGACGGCCAACAGATCGCCCGATATCTGGACTTGACGCGGGCGCGAGAAAAGGACGAAGCGTTCCTGTTCGGCTGGATCGCCAACCGCACCGGGGGAACGTGACCATGATCGGCACCGTGAAAGCATTCCTCGGCGGTCTGTCGCTGGCGTGGCGTCTGGCGATCCTTGGCGCCGTTCTCGGCGCGTTCGGTTGGGCCGCGTGGTCGGCCTATTCGTGGGCTCACGGACGAGGCGTTGCGTCCCGCGACGGCGAAGTCGCCACGCTTACCGGCGAACGGGACGCCGCGCGATCGCGCGTTGGCGAACTCGAAACCGCAAACACGATCAACGTCTCGACGATCGAAGGGCTCGCCGCAGCGAACGAACGACTCGCCGGCGAAGCGAAGGATCAGCGCGCGCGCGCGGCGGCCGAGGCCGACGGCTTGCGGGCGTCGCTCGATCGGCTATCCTCGCAACTTCACCGCACCACTACCGAGAGGGCTTCCGCTTATGCTTCCGACCCGAATGCGCGCGCGTGGTCTGCTGTTCCTGTCCCTGCCGCTGTTGATCGCAGCTTGCGCGAGTAGCGGCCCGGCTCGGCCGCCGCCGGTCGAAGTCCGAACGGTCGAGGTCAAGGTTCCGGCTTTCGTCCGTCTCGACGACGCGCTGATCGCCGACGCCGCAGAACCCGTCGCACCGGCGCCGGATTGCGTCGACGGGCCGTTCATGGCCCCCGTGATGTGCAACGGCCAACTCGCCGACTATGCGGACGCGCTGAAGGGGTGGGGCCGCGGTCTTCGGGAACGGCTGGCGGCGATCCGCCGGGTTCAGCCGCCGGCACCCGATCCCGACCCGGACCCCGGCGGCCCGTAGAACCGCCAGAATCGACGCACAAAGAGAAGGGCGCCTTGCGGCGCCCTTCGTTCGTCTGCGGGGGTGAACGCGCAGCGGCGCGCGGCTCAGGCGGTGGGCGGTGCCTTCCCGGCTCCGATGGATCGGGACGCATAGCCGAAGCCGACCACGGCGCCCGCCGACAGCCCCGCGATGATGACCCCGATCGGGAGCCCGATCAGGAACAGGATCATCGTCACGGCCTTGATCGCGGCTTTCACGGCTCGGCCCGATCGGTGCCAGCCGCCGCCGCGCCGCGCGAGCGGTAGATCGGCAGGTTCAGGCCGGCGAGTTCAGCGACCACACCCTCGACCGCCGCCGCTTCGTCCCACTTGCGGTTCGGCAGGCGCAAGCCAAGCTGGACTTCGCCGCCGGCTTCGGCCGGCGTCCGGTACACGAACTCGGCATCGATCGGCACCGCCGCGCCGCCGGCCAAGATCGCCATCTTGAACCCGAACGTCTCCGGCACCTTGAGTTTCTTCGTTTCGGTGCCCGCGTTGGCCGCGACCTTATGCTCGAACGCGAAATCGACGGACCCGCTGAACTGATCGGTGACGGATTGAAACCGGCCCTTCGACGTGAGGTTGATCGTCCGCACGATCTCGATCAGATCGGCGGCTTGCGGCTTCGTCGCGAAACGCGCGATATCGCGCAGCGCGAGCGCGAAGTCGGACTGCTTGAACAGCTTCCCGTCGAACGCAGTCAACAGCGCATATTCCGGCGACACCGATGCGAACACCGTCGCGCGGAACTCGCCCCAACCGGGCGTGCCGTCGCCGTTCGACGTGTTGGTGTGGTCGTCGAGGATCGCGACGGCGATCGCTTGGCCGGGCTTCAATTCTTCGGCGACGTAAATCGCGGAATTCTTCCGCTTGTGCCGCATGACGAAGCCCATAAACGATTCGACGGTCGCGTGATGCGACCCGCTGCGCGGGCGTCGCGGGTTGGGAAGGAAACGCTCGATCGGTTCGATTTCGACGCCGTTCGGTTTCGAGACGAACAGCGAACCGCCGTCGGCATGCGTGCCGACCAAGCCGACGGCAAGACCGCGGAGGATGGATTGCAGAAGCTCTTTCATGAGTTGGCCTCAGTGATGGCCGCCGGCGGGGATCGCGGGCGGCGGGTGGATTTCAGCCGGTCGCGGTATCGCCGACCGGGGCATCGCCGCCAACCGGACGCGGGCCGACGAAAAAATCGCCCTGTTCGGTGTCGTCGCGGCTCAAGCCGCCGTCGCCGGTGCCGAAGAAAATGGTCGTTTCTTCGATTTCGATCATCGGCGGCAACTTCGCCGAGATCGCCGGCTTGATGTGGATTTCCTTGTTTTTGCGGCCGTGCGGCGAGAATTTCAGCTTGAGCGTGACTTCGCCAGCTTTGCCCGTTTCCTGAATCTGCCGAATGATCTCGGCGATTTGTTCGTCGAGCTTTTCGACGACGCGGCCGTGTCGCAGCGCGGCGAGCATTTGGAGAAAATTCACTCCGCACCGCCATCGCTACCGGCGCCGGTGTTGTCGTTGTCCTTCGTCGAGTCTTCGATCTCGACGCCTTCGGCGCCGAGCTTCACCGCGTCGATCGGCTCGGCCAGCGTGACGACGAACGCGGACTTCGCGGCGTGGCCGAGCGCGCCGGCGCGATTCTTCGCCAAGATCAGGCGCGGCGGCTGGCCCGCCTGCGCGACCTTGTACAGCTTGGGTTTGATTTCGGTGGACATCTGGGGTTTCCTTCGAAGGTGCCGCCTACCGGGCGGCGTCGGTTTGAAAGGGTGATCGCCTAAAACGTCACGGCGGCGATCATGCCGGCCAGTCTCTCCCGGCGGTCCTCATGTTGGCGGCGACGGCGCAAGCGGCATAGATTCACCCGGTTTCCTTGCGCAGAAACAACCCGGATCGCATGGCTTCGTCCCGTGCTTGGATCACGGTTAGCCGCCTTTCGGTTGCATTTGTGCCGGTTACGTCTCCGGCGCGGGGCTCTCACCGCTCGTATTGCCTCGACCGGCCGCGGCCGGATGCGATTCCCGTTTGTGCTTTAACGTCGAACTGTGGACGGGCTTCCCGACGGCACGGGTGACAAATATCAGCGGCGCGGCGCGGCGATCGTTCTCACTTCCTCGAACACCACGCCGGGCACGGTCGCGGCGCTTTTCGCTGCGCGCGCGAATGCGTTCAATGCCTGTTCGTTCGGGAGCAAGTAAGCGTGAAGGTGCAGGTTCGTCGCAGCGGCGGCGATCAAAGCCGACACGTCGATCGTTTTCACTTTCCACGTTCCGCGCGACGATGTTCCGGTGATCTTCGGCGCGGCCGGTTCGGTGGCCGCGACAACGGACGAGACTTCGGCGACGCTGGCCTCGCTCGTCGCCGCCTGCGCGCGATCAAGGGCGTCGATCACCTGTTCGACCGGGGCGCCTTCGGCGGCCAAGCGCTCGGCCTCTTCGTCGGCTTCACGCGCGCGCTTGCGCGCCGCTTCCGCTTCGGCTTCCGCTTCGCGGGCTTGTGCGCGCTGGCGCTCTTCGGCTTCGCGCTGGTACGTGAGCAGCTTCGCTTTGACGCGCTTTTCTGCGGTTTCCAGCGCATCGAGTGCGGGGCGGAATTCGTCCATGATCTTTCGCTTCGCTTCGTCAAGCGGTTGCGTGATCGATTTCCGTTTATCTTCGAGCGCAGTTGCGCGCGACTTGAGCCCGCGCAACAGTTCGGCGACCGCTTGCGCTTGCGCCGGCGTCTCGACGATCAGCATATCGACGGCGTCTGGCTGTTTCTCGGCTTCGCGGACCAGCGCGACGACATCCGCCGACAGCGGTCGAACGGTGATCTCGACGTGGGTGTTCTGTTCCATGTTCATTTCCTGAAAAAGTGATGGATCGCGATCGCGCTCTGAAATGCGGTGAAGTCGATCGCGTCGTTCGTTTCAACGAATCGCCATTTATCCGGGCGAAGCTGAAGCACCGCCCTTTTGTAACGCCTGAAGTCTATCGCACGATGCGATGCGCGCGCAATAGCATAACCGGCGGTTTGCAGCCTTGCGACCTTCGACACCACCGAGCCGGACTTCGCGTCCACGATCAGCGGCTCGCCGTGAAGCGTCCCCTCGATGTCGAGCGTCCCGGCATAGCCCAACCCGGCGTGGAACGTGCGCAGTTCCGACGCGGTGATCGTGATCCCCATCGTCGGCGCCGCGGCTTTGAACTCGCGCCATTTCGCAAACTGCGGAGCGATGGCCGGGTCGATCGACGACTCGTCAAGCTGTCCCGTCAAATCGAGGTGAATCGCAAGGTGAATCGCGTTTCCAACCTGTCGCGCGCGTTCCATGACCGCCGCGCCGGCGGCGAAGTACTCCGCTTTCCAGTACGGTTCGAGGATGTCCGAGACAGCCGGCACGCGCCGGCCGTCGAGGAAATAGGCGTGGCCATCTTCGACGAAGCGAAGGCGACCGCGATCAGCGTCAGGCGTCGTTTGCATCGCCGCCGTTGCCGTAGAGTTCGGCCGCACGCTGCGGAATCCAGCGCAGGACATCGTTCAAATTCGCCGACGTGACGTTGCCCCATTTCGTGCGGACATCGACGCGCGTCAGTTGGTTTCGTTCGAGGGTGCGGTCGAGCGTTTTCATCTGGCCTTCGGTCAACGGATTGCCCGGAACCGGCGGCGGCGGATTGTCTTCGGCATCATGATCGTGATCGGCGCCCGCCTGATCCGACAACGGGAACGGCGCATCGTCGGCGTCGCTCGTCTGAGTGTCCGCCTGTGCCTGATCGGCTTCGGCTCCGGCATCCACCGGGGCTTCCGCTTCGACTTGGCGCGGGCGCGGCATCGCGATTGCGGGAGCCGTCCGCGTTTCGGCGACGACGGGCACCGCCTCGCCTTCGATGATGTCGCGAAGCTCTTCGACGATGCCCATGCCGCGCAACACGTCGGGAAAAACGTCGCGCAGTGCCCATGACCGCGCGCGAAATTGGAGCATGCGCGGCGGGTAGTTTCTCCACGGCCCCTCTTTATTCCACAAGCCCGCCTTTTTTGCATCTTCGACGCTGAACTTGACGATGTGCGGGGCTGGTCTTCCGCGCCGCTTTGCTTTGCAAACGGCGGCGATGATGTTCCCGCTCGCGTCTCGCTCGAAGGTTTCCTCGATGTATTCGCACCGCTGATTCGATTCGACGAGTGCCTTCGCCGCGTCGCCAAAGATGCCGGGGCGGCCATTGATTACGGCGATCGACGTAAGGGACTGAATCGGAGACATGCCGATTTCGCGGCCCCATTGCATCGCGAGGACGATATTTTCGGGGCGCCCTTGGAAGTCTTTCGGGACCATCGAAGAGCGGGCGACAAGCGTCGCGTATTGCATCAGCTCGCCGAAGGATTGCGGCTGAAGGAATGGGGCGGTGTCGCGAATTCTGGACGGAGCTTCGACTTCGGCGACGGGAAGTTGGTCGTTCATGGTGTTTCCTCGGGGATTGTGAGCGCTCAATATATCGCGGCGCGCGATACTTGGCAAGGGTTTAGCCGATCGCTTCCGTCAAGATGCGCCACCCGGAAAGCTGATCGTTTTCAAAGATCGCGGCGACGGGTTTCCCGATCAGCCCGGCAATGCTCGGAACGCCGGACTCTGTGCAGATTCGCGCCATAAATTCCATCGTGGCGGCGAAGTCTGCCGCACGGTCGTCGATATAGTCGTCGCGGTTTTCGCCGGGCGGCGGATCACGGCTCAGGCGACCGCCGATGAAATCGGACGCGCCCCACCGTTCGCCGCTGATATGGATCGAAATCCCGAAATGTTCGCCCTTGAATCCGACGGACAGGCGGGCGATTTTGCCGATGCGTTCCATTGGATTACCTCGACAAGAATGCGGCAAGGCAATCGGCCCGAGTGGTCACGTCGTCGCGGTCACGGCCACGAACGGTCACGCCTTCGACTTCGAAATTCGCGACGAAGTTTCGACCGTAAGGGTCGCCCGCTTGGATATAAACGACGTACTTCGGCGCGGCTGACATGCTGGGGCTGAATAACGGAGAGCGTTCGCTATATCCCGGCCGCATTTCTTCGGCGATTCTTGGAAGCAGCACGCCTTCGGCATCGTATGCGTCTGGATCAGCGGCGATAGCGTCCCAACCGAACATCGATCCGGCGAGCATCGCTTCACGTTGCGCGGGCGTGACTTTGTGGCGCCGGTTCCACTCTTCGGCCGGGATGTCGGTTTTCATCGGATACGCGCCGCGTTCTCCGCGACGGATGCACAAAACATTCGCGTCGGTGCCTGCGATCAGCGGCGAGCCGTCCGGGTTTCTGTTTTCGACGAACGCTTGCGGCGGCAGCTTTTGAAGGGCTTCGGTGTTCATGGGTTGGTTCCGATGATGAAAAAAAGGATGACGAGCAACGGGGCGCCGATGATGTACGCCCATTTTGCGAAGCGCTCGAAACGCTGCGCACGCGCTGCGGCTTCGATGCGACGACGCTCGCGTTCACGGTAAGCCGCGATCACTTCGCGGCGGATCACTTCACGATTTCGACACACGGGATCACCGTCCACGGCGCAAGCGCCGGATATTCTTCGTCGTTAACGATGCGCTTTGCTTCGGCGAGGTCTTCGCGCGTGAGCGTTTCGCGGCGCGTGCCGGTGGCGCTTTCGACAATCCAGAACTCGCGCGGCTCGCGACTCATTTCGGGAGCCTCGGCGAAAACCGGCAGGCGCCGTGGAGGATGTAATTGCGATCAACGCCGGCGCGATGAAGGGATGCGCGAATAAATAACGGGCACCGCAACTTGTCGCCGTGTTTCCCGCACCACGCGGCTTCGATCGCTACCGTTGAAAGGCCGTAAGGGTAAGCATAGGCCCAAGATACGTTCGCGGCTTCCCCTGAATCTGACTTTGCGCAAGGCGTTAGCCGTGCAAGTCGATAGATTTCGTTCCACAAAGCGCGCGGGCTGATTTTGTTTTTCATGGTGTTATCTCCGGGCCGACACCCCGCCGACCGTGCGCGGACAATAACGCGCGGCGCGATACCTGTCAACCCCTGCCGGGGGGTTGCGCGGAATTTCGCCATGCGATAGCATCCGGCGCCATGAACACTCCCAAAGAAACCGAGTTCGACAAAGTGCTGAAACACGCCGGCGGCGTGTCGAAGCTGGCCCACAAAATCAAAGTGTCGCAAGGCGTTGTGTCGGGTTGGAAAACCCGCGGCGTTTCGCGCGACGGCGCGCTCGCAATCGAGAATGAATGGCCTCGGAAGTTCAAGGCCGTTCGACTCGCCGGAACAACGGCGACGAAATGCTTCGAACGCCGTCGCACGGCGACAAGCCGGAATCCATCCCGCCGCGCAAAGTCTTAACGATCAAGGGGTTCTGCTGTGATTACGCCCGAAGGCGTTCCGAATCCGTTCGTTCCTGCGGAGGTCGAACTCCGCGACTTCCCATTTATCCCGCTCGATTGCGTGCGTTTCCGCGATTCCGGCCTTGTGTCCGAAGCAAGCTCCGACGAAGACTTCGCGCAGATCGGCATCGCTGTCGTTCTGTGGACAATCGCTTGGCACCAAACGCCGGCGGCTACGCTACCCGGCGACGAACGCGCGATCGCGAAGCTCGTCGGCTTTGGCCGCGACCTTGACGGCTGGCGGCGCCTAAGCCCCGGCGCGATGCGCGGGTTCGTGAAGTGTTCCGACGGGCGTTTTCATCATCCCGTCATCGCCGAAAAAGCGCTCGAAGCGTGGATCGGAAAGCTCACGAAACGGTTGCGCGGCGGCAAGGGAAATGCGGTTCGGCACAGGTACGCTTTTGACCCGACCGCTCTTGAGGCTCAAATCGCGCGCGCTGATCGTGCGCTGAAAATCGTCCGCGATCGCGGCGTCGGGGCCGACTGGCTCGACGAAGCCGGCGGCGAACCCGAACCCGAAGAAACGAGCGGCGAAGCCGGCGGTTCAGACCACGCGGAAGCCGGCGAGCCGCTCTTCGGCGGCATGTTCGAGGGTGACGATCCTTCGGCGATCCTTCGGCGATCCAAGTGCGATCCTTCAGCGATCGCACAAGGATCGCAAGAGAAGAGAAGAGAAGAGAGTTTAAAAGCAGAGGGGGAGTCACGCGCGAGCGCGCGCGAGGAACCCGATCCCGGCCGCGGCATTGTCGCCGTCGTCGGGTTCGAGCCCCCCGCGCTCACAGCCGGCACGCAAGCCGCACACGCCCGCGCGCTTGCGCTGGCATCGGAGCATGCGCCGGCCGTGTCCGGCGTCGATCCTGAAGCGTGGGGCGCGTTTCTGGCGATGCTTGAGGGGTCGGGCGGACTGAATGGGCCGCGCCTGCTGGCGGCTGGTGGACAGCTTCGCGTTCATGCCGCCGCCGGGCGTGACCTGTCGGCCGTTCTACGGGCCGCCGTTGCCCGCGGGTACCGGGACTTGTCCGACTCCCGGCTGATCTCGGCCAGCGGAGCGCCGGCGGCGTCGAAAAAGCGGGCCGGCATCGAACGGGCGATGACGCCGAGGGATGAGCGATGAGCGCACACCCCCCGAAATGGTTCGACGCGGCGATGCGCGACGGCCTCGGCCGCACGGCGCTGGTGTGCAGCTTTGCGCCGGCCGAAGACGTGGCCGCCGAAGTCTTCGACCAATGGATCGACGACCTATGGCCCGGCCGTGATTGGGATCAGTCCCAAGACACGCCCCGGATCGCTGAAGCGTTTCGACGGCTGCGCATTGGCCGCAAAGACTGGCCGACGCCGAATGAGTTCGCGACCACGATCGCGAGCATCCCGCGCAAGAAATCAAACGCGCCCGCGTTACCCGCACCGGCGAAGCGTGGCAACTCGTCGTTCGTCGACGCGATCTTCGACGATCTCGCTCGCCACCTTCACCCCGCACGAAAGACGGAGAAATCGAACGATGTCCTCGATCAAAACGCAGAATGAAACTGTCCTCGACGCGCTTCGTCGCGGGCCGATGACACCACTCGACGCCGTGAAGCTCGGCATCATGCGGCTGTCGGCGCGCGTGTACGACTTGCGCGAGCAAGGCGAGCCGATCGTCGCGCGGCTGATTTCCGTCCGCACGCGCCGCGGGACTGCGCGCGTCGCTCAATACACGCTCAACGTGAAGGGGCGGTGATGTCCGAAGATGCCGAAATGTACCGCGCCCATCGCCAGCAGTCGCGATTGCGGCGCGCGCGAAACAGGGAGAATTCCGCGGCGATCCTGCAGCGTCATTCTGTCGCGTTCGATTCAATGAACGACGGAGCGCACCTGATCGTAACGCATGCCGGCGCGGTGTTCGATTTCTGGCCGGGCACCGGGAAGTATGTCCGCCGCGGCGAATCGGGGTACCGCTGCGGCGTGTTCAATTTGTTGCGAACCCTGAACGTCGAAATTATCAACCAACCCGGAGAGTGACAATGGAACCGATGCTTTCACCGATCGCGCGCATTTTGGCAGAACGCACACGACAGCAGAACGTCGAAGGCTACGCCGCCGCGCACGATGACGAACACAAAAACGGCGAACTCGCCGACGCGGCGGCATGCTATGCGACGAGCAACGCGCCCGAAGGCTATCTCGACACGCGGAACGATGTCGTTTCGCTTGTGTGGCCGTGGGATGAACAGCCGAAGTTCTCCGCGAACACGATCGACGGCCGCTTGCGCGAACTCGAAAAAGCCGGCGCGCTGATCGTGGCGGAAATGGAACGCCTCGAACGCCGAAAAGAGGCCGTCGACGAAGAGCATCGCCGCGCGCGGATGCGATGGGAAGGCGAAGCACAAGCGGCGCGCGCCGCAGGCCAGCCGGTCCCCGACGAGCCCGTGTTCGATGCGAAGCATTGGAGGGCGTGAGCGATGCCCGGCATCGGTGGCGGCGGCTATTCAACTGAAGCGAAGGCGAAGGCGAAGCGCCGTAAGCGCCGCACCGGGTTTCTCGCTCAGCTTGTCGGCGATGGCCTGTTCGAGATTGCAGGCTTTGCGGACTTCGCCCGGTTCATGCGTCGCCGCTACCGCATAGGCGATCAGTTCATCGTCGAAGTTCGCAAGGCGCGCAACCCATACTTTCATCGGCTGGTGATGGGGCTTATCCACAAGCTCGCCGAAAACCGCGACGAGTTCAACGGCGACACCGAAAAGGCGCTCTATGTCCTGAAGGTCAAGCTCGGTCGCGCGACGATCTTCGCGCTTGACGAAAACACGACGGGTTGGATTCCTGAATCGATCGCGTTTGAAAACATGGACGAGGGCGAGTTTCGGATTTTCTTCGATGACTTGTGCCATCTACTCGCGAACGATTACTGGCCTGATATGACGCGCGAACAAGTTCGCGCGATGGCTGAAATTCTCGCGGGCCGTAACCGCGAATAATCGAGGGAAACAATGGAAAGCAAAACAACAACGATCCCGGCGGCATTGCTTGCCGTTGGAAAAGTCACCGCGAAATGCGTCGCGATCGCCGACCCTGCGAACGGATGGCCGCCGGCGGCACGCGAAGCCGCCGAGACGATTCTCGCGATCATTCGGCAGTGTGAGCCGCCGCCCGCTGGCGACGGGCTCCCCATCGCTGCAGGTTCGTTCCCCGATGCGCCCATGATGAACGGCGAAGTCGAAAGGCTGATCCGAAGCGCGCGCGCCGTGAGCGATCGTGTCGGCTGCGGTTCGGTCATCGCACCGATGTCGCGTGCGGCGATCATGGCCGAAATCGACGCCATGCGCGACGCGCTGCGCGCGGTTGGGGGCTGACATGAAGATAGAAATCGGAAATTCGACTCTTTATCGCGGCGATTGCCGCGACATCCTGCCGATGCTGCCAAAAGTAGACGCGGTGATCACCGACCCGCCATATGGGATTGGGTTTGCCGCCCAGCCTACGAAGTGGCAGCGCCGAGCGGGCAAGCCGCCCGAGGATTGGGACGACGCTACAATCGAAGTCGTTACCAGCCTTCCAGATATTGCCCCAGCGATCATTTGGGGCGGAAACTACTACGCTCTCCCGCAATCTCGCGGCTGGCTATCTTGGTTCAAGCCGGATGCTCCGCCAAGCATGGGGCACTTCGAGCTGGCTTGGACATCCTTGGACCGCACCACTCGCCAGCTTTCCGTGTCAATCGGAGAAACGAACCCGGAGCGTGTTGGGCATCCGACGCAGAAACCGCTACGGCTGATGGAGTGGTGCCTAGGTTTTCTGCCTGAAGCAGTGACGATTCTGGACCCATTCATGGGCAGCGGCACAACTGGCGTCGCGTGCATGAATCTCGGCCGGTCATTCGTCGGCATCGAGCGCGATCCGAAATACTTCGACATCGCCTGCCGCCGGATCGAAAACGCGCAGCGGCAGGCGAGGATGTTTTAATGCCCGCTTGGATCAGAAAAGAAACCATCGGCCGCGCGACGGTTTACCTCGGGTGTTCGCTTGAGATCATGCCCGAAGCCGTCGCCGGCCGCGATCACATTGTCGTGACCGATCCGCCGTACTCGTCGGGCGGATACAACGAAAGCGGCAAGGCGCCGGGGAGCATCGGAACGACCGGGAACGTCAAGATCGCGGGCGACACGATGACGACCGAGGGCTATATTGCCTTGATCCGCCGCACGCTCAGGGCGTCGTCGGCGCTGGCCTGTTACGTGCTCACCGACTGGAAAATGTGGGGACACTCCCGCGAAGCAATCGAACACGCCGGCTTTCGCATGCGCGGAATGCTGGTATGGAACAAGGGCTGGGCGGCGATGGGGACGCGCTGGAAATCTCAGCATGAACTGATCGCATGGGGAACGAAGCTCACCTCCAAGCCCGGCGACGGCCGCGGGAACGTGATCGACTGCGGTCGCAGCGGTAACGAATGGCACCCCACCGAAAAGCCGCTCGCGCTTATGCGCGAGATCATCGGCAACGCCGAGCCCGGCGCAATCCTCGACCCGTTCATGGGCTCAGGATCGACGGGCGTCGCTGCGATCCAATGCGGGCGCGATTTTGTCGGGATCGAACTTGATCCGACGCATTTCGAAACCGCGTGCGATCGTCTTCGCAAAGCGCAAACCGACGGCCCCATGTTCGAAAAGCCCGAGCAGTCGGGTTTCAATATCTGAAGAGGAACCAACGCATGAAAAAGATCGCCGCCGTTATGTGCGCTTTGCTTTCGATGCCGATCGCAGCGCACGCAAAGAACCCGTTCGTCGCCTATGCACCGGAAGCGACCGCGTTCGTCGAATGCGCGCCGGAAGCGTGCGACGCCCTATGGGTGAAGGTTCAGCCGTGGATTGCGCGCAACGCGCCGTTTCGGATTTCGGTCGCGACCGATCTCGTCGTTCAGACGTTCGGGCCGCTCGAATCGATGGCCGACGCCTTTGCGTACACCGTCACCCGCGAGCCGGGCCGGATCACGATCACCGCGCATTGCGCGCGCGTTCTGTGGGGCCGGTGCGCCTACGATCCGGCACCGGCGGCGAACCTGCTGTGGGCTGAACTTCGAAAAGAATCGCCGTAGGGGTTGACAGGTATCGCGCGGGGCGATACATTGCGCCCATGCCCGCCGGGGTGGCGGGTTGGAGAATCAAGATGCAAGAACTCGACTGCCATTGCCCGAAGTGCGACGCCGAAGACGGCCTGACAGTGACCGCCACAAGCGCAGCGCATAACCCGAAGCTGATCGACATCATCGTCGAGTGCGCCGAGTGCGGGCATACGCTGAACGCTTTCGTCGATATTGCCGAAATGATGGAAGTCGGACCATGAACGAACGCCCGCGCATCATCCGCACGCAAGTCGAGGTCGAACTCGATCTCGGCCAGTGGCTCGAAAACCGCGATCGCTACATCGCGCAGTCGGCCGCAAGCAAAAACGGCGGCGTCGCGCCGCTTCCGACAATCGAACAAATCCGCGCGGCTAACGCCGAACAGCGCGCGGCGTAACCACAAAGACCCCGGAGAAACGAAGGTGAACAACAGCCCCGCCCATTTGAAGTTTTTGATCGCATCCAAACAATATGCTATGGTTCGCGCTGCCGGCTACTCGCTCCGCGACGCACGCGCTGCCGGCTACTCGCTCAGCGACGCACGCGCTGCCGGCTACTCGCTCAGCGACGCACTCGCTGCCGGCTACTCGCTCCGCGACGCACGCGCTGCCGGCTACTCGCTCAGCGACGCACGCGCTGCCGGCTACTCGCTCAGCGACGCACGCGCTGCCGGCTACTCGCTCAGCGACGCACTCGCTGCCGGCTACTCGCTCCGCGACGCACGCGCTGCCGGCTACTCGCTCAGCTACGCACGCGCTGCCGGCTACTCGCTCAGCGACGCACTCGCTGCCGGCTACTCGCTCCGCGACGCACGCGCTGCCGGCTACTCGCTCAGCGACGCACTCGCTGCCGGCTACTCGCTCAGCGACGCACGCGCTGCCGGCTACTCGCTCAGCGACGCACTCGCTGCCGGCTACTCGCTCCGCGACGCACTCGCTGCCGGCTACTCGCTCCGCGACGCACGCGCTGCCGGCTACTCGCTCAGCGACGCACTCGCTGCCGGCTACTCGCTCCGCGACGCACGCGCTGCCGGCTACTCGCTCCGCGACGCACGCGCTGCCGGC